GTGACGTTGCGGTCAACTGGCGGGCGGTTAATGCCGGCGAAGAGTGGCAGGTCTTGAAAGTTCATTAGTACCCCAAGTCTCGGAAGGTGTCGGTTACGGTTGCGACCCAGCGTGGGTCTTCGCCGAGCTGCTCAGCAATTTCGTAAGCGTCAAGGCCCCACCAGTATCCCTCGAGGATTTGGCTGTGGACTAGATCCATTTCTGGCATTTTGTTTCTCCTGTGTTTGTGGGGCGGGCACCCCGTTGTGTAAACACAGTAGCGACTGTGTAAACACATGTCAAGCATTAAAAGGGGGCGGGGGCAGGATCGGGGAGAAACATCGACCCCACCCCCTAATCTCGCTGGCAATGTCCCGTCGCCGGCAAGAGTTCTATGGCTTAGGAAGCGCTCTCCATGCAGCTTCAAAAGCCTCGGCAGATTCCCAGTCGTTGGACACTTCGACGTGTAGCCATGTCCCGCCAGGTGTGCCTGCGTTGTCTGTTGCCGTAAAAATTTTTACGCCTTTGGTGCCAGCACCGCGCGAGCACCTATAACCGCGACCCCACTCTTTGTATGCGTAATCATGTATTTCACAGATACGCAGCTCCTCGGAATACTTAAGAAACCAATCCCATGCTTGCACGGCCTTGGCGCGGGCGTCCTTGCCTGTGCCGTAGCCGATGTCCACGGCAAAGCCAGTGGCGTGAACGGAGAGATTGTTAGAGCCTCGCATCTGGCGGTTGGCGTAGATGCCTAGGTTGGTAAACCCCCAGCGACGCTTGCAGAGATCCATTAGCTTCTCGGTGACGGGCGATGCTTTCTTGCCGTCCCACGATGGGTAAAACGGATACTTACGGGGCACTTGGCGGGTCCTTTGGCTTGTCCTTCAGGCCGTTGCCGGCGAGGAGTCCAATGAGGCCTCCTGCGAGGGTCATGAGCATTGGGGAGAGGACTGCCCATGCTTCGGCGTCGTTGGGTGCCTGCTCCAGAGGTTGGGTGACGAACAATAGGCCGTAGATCAGCGAGACGATTGCTGCGACGAATGAGAACGAAAGTGCGACGCCGACGATGAGAATGAGTCGGGCTTTAATTTCTTCGTTGCTTAAGCGTTTTTCGGGGTTCATGGGCATCGTCTTTCTAGTAGGCCGTTGGCTTTGGTGTCTTCGCAGTTTTGACGGACTCGGTCAGCGCAACTACTCAGCGCTAGGCAGAGCAGGAGTGTCAGCGATAAGCGCTTCATGGGCTGCAATCTCCTCGGGTGTCATCTCGCGGATTTCGTCGTCGATTTGGATGAGTAGAGGCTTTTTTTCTTCAGTCATGGTTTCCTAGTTTCTGTAGCCGTAAACACGAATTGTTCCGCCTTGAAAGGTTCCAACGGCGGAGACGAGGCTAAAGCCTGTAAAACTTGTGGCTGACTTGTGGATTCCCGAGTTGTGCCCTGTGTTTTGGTCGCCCATGAATGGCGCTCTGAAGGTGGTGTGCTTTGTCAAAAATGGTGAGTACAAGTCGCAGTCAACATTGGCAAATGTTGTCTCTCCCCAACCCACATACGACCAAATGGCGGCGCTGTTTGTGCCAATGCCTTGAGGTGTTGGCGTTGCGTAACTGAGACCATACAACAAAGTGTTGAAATAGAGGCTTGTGGCTGAGCCCAGTTGCAAACGGATTTCTGCGCTTGTGCTAGTAGCGCCTGAGTAGACGACCTTGTAGTTGTCGTAGTCAGAGCTGAAAGCCCCCGTGACAGCCACGCTAGAAACACCAGTGCCCACAGCCTGTGTCTTAACAAGCCACAAGCCGACAGCGTTCATGTCCGAGGCATTAAGCACGTCACCGCTAGCAAAAACAGGGTAAGTCATAACATCATCCTAAAAGGTCAGTCCCGTTCAATCGAGATTGGTTGAGAATAAAAACAGAAGCCCAACGAGCAGACCCCTCAAAAGTCGTAGTCCATTGACCAGGCACGACCGAGTGAGTAATACGAGACAACAACATCGGCGTCGTAATCGCATTGCCAGTCGGCGGGGAAACCACCAACGTGATGCGGTCGTTGAGCTCACGATCTAGCGCGTTGCTCCAGTCCCCATCGGGCGACAAAACAACCTCGACAGGGTCAGCCTTGGGGTAAACCTGACCGCCCCAACTAGTGACAATGTCACCAATTGACACAGCGTTAGCAAGGCTGGCGACCTGCGTTTCGACCGACGCTTCAGCGGCTCCGTAGGCCGCAATGCTTGACGTATTCTTCTTGGTGTAAACACCGCCCTGAGACATCGTGACGTCGGCTTCGTTACGCATCGAGTCGCCGTCATACGCAATGGCCACGTTTTGCCCGATTGCATAACCACCAGTGCCGTAGGTGCCTTGAGAAACAACAGAGCGTGTTTGTGTGCGGATTTGGTTTTGGTTGTACAGCGTTAACACGCCAGCACGAGTCACAAACAGCGGCGCATACTCGGAGTCTGCGACCTTCTGCAGCTCTGCCGTGGTCATCGGTGCGTCGTCTGTTAACTCAAGAACCGTCGAGGCTGGCGCGGATGGTGCGGACGTCAAACTAGACGGAAACGAAGTGTTAGCAATGAGGCGGTTAAAACGTGCGGCAGTCGATTCGGAAAAAGCCACTGTGCTGTATTTGTAGATTTCTTGAAAGATTGACTGCGCAATGCCGGTGCTCCACACGATGACCTGTTGGACAGATCCTGTGCCAATGTTTACGGCCTCAGGTAACGCTACGACAATGCCTGCGCTGTTAGTTGTTGTGGTGGCAACAGCAATACCATCGATGTACATAGCGATAGTACGTGCAGCACTGTTCCAGTCAAATGAAAACATACGAGCCATGCCCGCATCCCACGTGGAAATGTTTGTAGTTGCAATTTTGGTGTTAGCAAATGTTGGCTCGCTAATTTCAACAAAGAACTTGCCAGTACTTGCTGAATAACCAAAATAGAAAAAATGGTTATAGATACTGCCAGTTACAAATTGTGAACTTCCACTGGTTGAGCCGTCAGGAATAGCCCAGCACGACACAGAGAAACTGCCGGGGTTGCTGTTTGTCCCACCTAGCGAGGAGTTGGCAGCGTCAGATCCTGTGCCCGTAATGGAACTGTTAACAAGGCCCACAGCAAGTTGATTGCCACTCGAAGCAGCTGCGGTCGTCAACATGTTCAACGGCTCACTGCCGTAGTCCTTTAGAGACTGGTTAGCGCTGAACGGCCCTACAGGCTCATCACAGGGGTAGTAGTGGCGAGGGCTGGTGCTGAGGATGTACGGACGGCTCCAATCGGCAGGCTGAGCGTCAGACGACAGCAGCCCCATGGCGTCAAAACAGGAGAGGGTCACGGTGGAGTCTTGGCCTGCTGCAGTCCACACAGGAGGCCAGCCAGCAACAAATCCGCGGAACACAGGGTGAGGAGTGCCTGTGTTGGGGTCAATGCCAAGAATGCGAATTTGGCGACGTGGGAGCAGTTTGCCGTAGTAGGTGCCTGATGTGTAGAACGGGTCATAGGTTCGAGCACGGTTATCGAGCGTGACTGTGGCTGAACCGTAGAAGGTCCCCCAATCGTCTGAGCGTCCACGTTCAGTTGTCATGCTGTAAACATCAGAGCTGATGTCAGTCCATGTCGGGTTGACTACATACGGGCCGTCGTCAAACGCAATCTGTACAACAGGGGTGGGATAGGCCATTACTTGCCACCGCTTCGACGGAAGTACGCGTTCAGAACGTCGTTAACTTCCTTACCAATTTTGACAGGATCGCCGACCCCAGTGTTTACATTGACGATGACGCCACGGTTAGCAGCAGTAGCTGGAGCAAGAGTGCGCTGAGAGTCATACGGCGTCAAATTATTGGATTGATAAACAGAGCTTGACTTTGCGTCAAAGGTTGATAGACCTGATTGGACTTTTCCTTTTACGGATTCGACCGCACCTGGGCCAAATTTAGCTATAGCAAAAGCAGCGACCGCAGCTGCACCAACTGCCAAGACCACAGGGTTTGCAGCCATAGCAGCGTTCAGCAAAACCATTGCGCCAGTAATTACGGCAATAGCAGCAGCAACATCTCTAAACGTCTTGGGGTTTTCGCTTGCCCAGTCAGCAAACTTTTGAAGGAAGGGAAGTGCGCCCTCAACGATTGGCAATAGTCCTTCACCAACTGACTCTTTGGTTTCATCAAGTGCAATCTTTAGACGTTTGAACTTGCCCTCTGTGGTATCTGCAGCAGCTGCAGCTTCACCGCCAAACTTCTTATTCAACTCTCCAAAGATTTGTTCAGCAGAAGCGCCCTCTCGGATTAAGCCCTTTAACTCTGGTGCAATCTTTGCCAATGCGTTTAAGTTTCCGCCGTAGGCCCGCTCCAAGGCCTTCGTTGCGCTTTCGAGGCTGATGCCCTTCGCCGCGCTGATGTTCATGGCAAGAGATGCAGCTTGTTGGGCCTTGGGAATTGACTTGGTAACTCGTACTAGCCCAGACAAGGCTGGACGCAACTCATCGTCGGTGACACCAAGCAATTTGCCCTGTGTGCTAATCCATTCCTCATTGGCTGCAATCTGCTCGTCTGTTGCCTTAGTCGAGCGCTGGATTTGGCGGGCAAGAGCCTTCTGTGCTGCTTGGTCTTGCATCGCAGCCTTGGTTGCGTCAAACAATCCAACAGCAACAGCACCAAACGCCGCAGCAGCAGGGATAGCAGCCTTTTTTAGTGCGAAGTGAGCCTTCTCGCCAGCCGTCTCAAGCTGCTTAAACTGCTTGATTGCTTGCTTAATGCCCTTTGAGTTGAACTCAGTGACAATGGGGATACGAATAGCCATTAGATTTCTTTCTGCACTCGGCGCATAACTTCTTTAATAAGAATCTCAACACGGCGCTCGACTTCATCTTGATGTTTTAGGTACGCCTTCCACAAGAAGCGACCTGGTGAGCCATAACGACGCGTGAGGTTGTCAACCATCTCACGACCCTTAGCGGTTGGCACCGGACCACGTCCTGCCATCTCGGTTACAAGAGCAGACGATGACGTCCAGCGGATACCGAACACAGCAAGATCAGAGGTGTAGGCACCGTATTGGCGGGGGCGTTTACCTGACACAAATGCTTTTATAGTGCGGTCAGACTTTGCGTCATTCCATGGAAACACGTCGCCGCGATTGCCCGGATTCCAGCGGTGCTTCATGCCTGACAACGGTGGTTGATCTGGAGTGAGCTGTCTTGCTTCTGTAATCACAGTCTCGACGATGCCTGCGTAATCCTTGGTCACTTGACGACGGGCAACCTTGTCAATCTTGTTGAGTTCCCGCAAAGCTTCTTTAGCGCCGGCAACAGATAGCTCTGTGTTTACAGTTCTGCTAGCCACGTCTTGCCTCCTTTGCGTTTATCCTCAACACATCAGCAACGGTGTGTAGTTCTTGTAGATCGAATGGTATTTGAGGAGGCCAGAAACCTGTCTCTACGACTAACTCGCAGAGAGTTCTTAGGTAGCTGCCCCGTCCGTAGGGTTTGCGGAATCGTCCTCCACGACTTCGACCGAAACGAGTCCGCGGATGTAATCGTCGAAAGCGACCGGCACGATGTGCCCCTGTTGCTTAGCACCCTCAAAAGCGAGGAAGGCAAGGTGCTCCATGGCGACGCCAGAGGCAAGGTCAGATGCGCGGATCTTGAACTTGCGCTCTAGCGCCACAATCGAGAAAAGGTTCGTAGTGACTTCGTACTTAGCGCCTTCGGTCTCTTCTACCTGCAGTTTGATTTTCATGTGTTTCTCCTCTTTAGATAAGACGTCTTAGACGACAACCTCGGTGTAAACGCCACCAGTGAAAGTGATGTCGATTTGGCTCATCTCGCCCACGGATCCTGTCAGCACTGGAAGCGATTCCAGATAGCAGCCGGTCAGGGTCAGAACTGGATTGGTCGCAGACGTTGCAGCTGATGTTGGCTTGAGCGTGACCGTGGTGCGGGTACCGACCAGTGATTTCAATGTTGCGTAAACCTCAGCGGCGGCGTAAGTGAGAAAAAGAGTCATTGTGCACTCATTGTTAGCGAGACCTGACGAATACTCGCGGGAGCTCTGGCCGAATGCGGTGGTGTCGATTGATTCCTGTACGCGCATCATTTCGGCAGATGTACAAAACCCCGTGAGCGCCACAGAGTTAACCGTGACAACTGGGTTGGTCAAATAGGTTGATGTTGCCATGATTAGTCCTCTGACTTTTCTTTAGTTGGTTTTTCTTGCTTGATAAAGCCACCCTCAAGGAGTGCCTCCACGTTAATCCCCTCAGCGGGGACATACTGATCGCCGGGTGTACCGACAAGTTCTGAGACGATGATTAGTTTCACGATGCTCCTGTTTGTGCTTGCATTGCAATTGTGAGGTCGTACGTACCGTAGTCCTGACCGCCGACGTTAAGTGTTGATGGCCGTCCGTCAAGGACTGCCACATTCTTTGTGAGCAACCCAGCTGCGATGCTGAGCAGTACACGAAGACCGTTGAGATCCACAGGACCAGAGCCGATGACGCGGACTGGGAATGTCATGCGGACGATGTTGTAGTTGCCACCCTCGAATGATGGGGCCTCAATGAACGCGCACGGTGGGTTGATGGCTTTCGGATCTGTGACGACGCGTAAACCTGTGATAGTGTTCAGCGTTGTCGAGAGGTCGTCCAGCGCCTCGTTAAATAGATCCGTGTACGCCATTACGCAACCTGCGGACGGTTGATGCCGAGCAGCTGCATGACCATTGGGGTGACACCGGTAGACGGTGGTGCGCCCATGCCGTCAAAGGTAGCAATCGAATTGAATGCGCCCTTCTGGCGGTAGTACGCAGCGCCAATCATGATGGTCCCGAGCTTGACGTCGCCAGAGGGGACAGTCGTCAAACTGTCTTGCAGGTAGCCCGCCTCGTATCTGCGACGATACGCAAACGCGTTACAAGCTGCAGCGCACTGAGTCAAGAACGCGGCTTCCTCTGCGGACGCCGTGCCAATCCCGACATAGTCCTCAATGTCAGTAGCCGTAACCCAAGTGCAGGTCAGCGTCCATGTGCAGGTGCCTGTGGGAAGTGCAGCGCTGAAGTCAAGATCGTCGCCTTCATCACGGAAAAGCAATTGGTTAGGACGGGGCACACTTGAGTTGAAGTGCAGCTCACCAGTGTCAGATACAACTCCCGTGTATTCGTACTGGGGGCAGTCGAGCACCACGTGTGTGCCGTTAAGACCGTGGCCTAAACCAGCCAGCGTGATGCTTTGACCGACTTCAATGTCAGTTCCCGTCAGGGTCTGGACGACTGCGTAATCGTCCAGACGCTGATGAGAGATAACTGTAAACACCGCCATGGCGGCACCGCCTTTCGGGTTTAGGCGATTGCGATGGACTTGACCTGATCGCCGTCAGCGATGAAGGTCGAGACGTATCCGTAGTAAGAGAAGGTGCGGCCCAATGTGCTCGGTACTTCTACCGACATGATTCCGCGAATCTGCTCATAGAACTCTATTGCAGCACCACGAGCTACGACCATGGTGTTATCGGCAAATGCGCGGTCCACGACCAAATTCAAGCCCAGTGGGTTGAAGGTGTTCATCATGGTCACGTTTGCGCTGCCCATTCCGTTTACACCCATGAGACCAGCTGCGCCGGTGTATGGGAAGATTGGACGCTTGTCGACGTC